AGTTTTGCCGCTTCAATTTGGATCAGGGCATCTATGCCGAAGTGCTCACAAACTGTTTTTACATCGAGGCCACGTTCAGCAATAAAGTTTTGAAGTTCATCTCTTTGTTGATCTGAGATACCGTTAAATTCTGGTGGACTAATCCAAGTGCCACGTTGCTTATCAAACGTGCAATTCAATGCTTTAGCTCTCATTAACATTGCTTGTCGCATGTTCTGGTAATACATGTGTTCTTTATCAAGCGACTCAGTTAATTGATTAAGGTCCCCTGCATGCTCAGCTTCTTCACAGCTTTGTTTCCAGTTTTCTAACTCTTCTTGGGCTTTAGCTGCTGCAAGTTGTGCGGGCGTTAAGGTGTTAATGTGATCTTTAGCTTGAGTAATCAGGTCAGCCAAGAAAGTAGGATGTGCTTTAAGATCTGGTACCCATACTTCACCGGTTTCACCGCCTAAAGCACCTGAGTTTTTCGCATGATGTGTAGGCGAAGGTTTGAAATTAATAACGCGGGCATTTTTACCTTCACCTGTAGTAACAGTTGTTAGATAACCCATGACATCTGCGATACGGTAAAGCTCGTTACGGTTTTTACCACCTAGATCTGGTCGGTAAATAATTTGATCACCGTTTTGATCTTCTGATGCGTGTGCAATGAAAACAACATCTTTACCTAAACTGATCAAAGTATTGATGTATTGCTTGAACGTTTGGTTCGCTAAACCTTGAGCCTTTAACTTTAAAGAACCATCTTTTTGACGGTTATTTGCCGTAAGTAACAGGTGGGTTTTAATGCATTCAAGCATTGCACCCACGGTATCAATGACTACGGTTTTATATGGTGCTAAGTCCTGCGGAGTAAGGTTTGCAACATCACTCCATTGTTGAACCTGTACAACCGCACCTCGACGTAATTCACCAGTACGGTGAGCACCACGGTCAAAGTCAAAAGAAATTGCTTTTTCCGCAGTAAAACCCATCGATGATTTACCTAAACCCGGATCAGCGTATAGGTACACAATAATTGCTTGAACCAATAAAGTTTGGTCAGCAGTAATAATTGGAAGAGCCATTTTTATTATCCTTATCTTGAGCCAGTGAAGCCGCGCTTAGTTTTATAAGCTTTGCGGTCATAAGTAGGGATGTTTGTTTCACGCAGTTTTATTGCGAGCTGCTTTCTGCGTTGGAAGTCGATTTCTTGTGTGAGTTCATTCCAAACTTTTGGATAGTCAGTTTTGAACTTTTTAACGTCCAAAGGCGTCTTAACTTCACCCTTAACTTTGTAAAGAACTGAGCCATTAGCATTAGAGGCGTACACTTGCCAGCCAATGCGGACAGAGTAGAGGCTCGTTGAACGGTCAAGACCTAAAAAAGACTTATAGCCGTCAGGGTGCTTTTTGAAATTAGACATGTTCAGCCTCCACCAACTTGTTACGTTCGATAAAGCCTTTTAGAAGGTCATTGATATTTCGGATGTCTTCAAATTCGGTGAAATCGTTATATGACTTACCGTTAATGTCAGTGATTTCATTTACTGTGAGTTGGGTAATATCAACAGCGGTAAATTCAGAACCCGGAACGCCGTAACTGTCTGGATGAGCTTCAAAATCAAAGCTAACGTTTAAACGAAAGCTATCTAATTTGATGACAGCAACACCAGAATGTTTACCTGTGATTTTTGCAGTTAAGACACCGTAAGTACTTGGTAGGGTTTTAGGTGTAAAAAGAGTAGGTGCTTCTTTTGTTTGGAAAGCTGGCTGCAATTGGCAAGCAACTAAAGAACCACCAGAGATTGCAAGAGCAGCCATGCTGACAAATGCAAATGAGTTGAAAGGGGTAGCTTTTACGTTCATAATTGATCTCGCAGTTTGCAAAAGCACATCGGAAGGTAAGAGAGTCGATGTGCTTTTTTGTTATCTACGAGATTTATATTAACTATGGTTAATTATTTAGTCAACAATAAAATTAACTTTAGTTAATTTTTTAGTTAACTTTAATTTGTTTTTGTGATTAAAAAAAACCCACCTTAGTGGTGGGTTAGATCGATGGAATACTACGAAACTAAACTTAACTTGGAATTATTTGTTAATTGTGGCGGAGTTGGTAACGTGGAGAGAATTTTTTTCATTTCCTTTGGGCTATAGCCAATTTCCTTGAGCCTTTTTTCTATATCACTAACAATTTTACTTATAGTTTTTTCTCTGTCCCAAGAGATCTTAAATGATTTTGAGTCGATGGCCTCACTTGTTTGAATTAGATACCTATCATGATTATAAAGATATTTTACCTTTCTGATGTGTTCATTGTGAGTCTGATCACATTGCTCTTTAAATGATAGAATAACTTCAATATAATTCATGTTCTTGATTAAACTCATATTAGTATATGGGTCATCAAAAATAGCATCAGCAAGTTCAGAGGGTTGTACCCCTTGCATTAAATAAATAGCTGTTAATTTATCAATGAGCTGGATAAGATATAGGTCGTTCATAGCATCTTCCTAACTTCTTCTATGAGTGAAGGTATGTGGTCTAATGACTTCACAAGAGTAGGGTTATCTCTTGAAATAACGCGACCAAACTTGTTGGATAACTTTAGATTTACGTAATTAACTAAAGTGCCATCATTGGCGGTATTTGGTTTTAGATATGGTAAATGGCGAGTAAAAGACTGCCATAACTCAGTACCTTTAGGATTATAACCTAAATCTACAAGCAAACTTGAGATTTCATCTTCCACTTTTTTTACAATAAGTTTTCTTAGCTGTTCTCTAGCTTGTGCTGGGCGCTTTTCAAGAAGTACAGGATCAACGTAATCTTTAGAAATTTTTCTATTTTCTTTCTCTGTAAGTTGTTTTGCAAAAAGCTCTAAATCTTCATCATCGAAATCATTTAACTCTGCAAGTTTTTGAAGCTTGTTTTTAACTAATTCATTAATTTCTTGTCTTTTTATTTCAAATAACTCATTAAAATCAAAACCTTTTAAAAAAGAATCTTGATCGCTCAGGTATACCATGTCACTTTCAACCGAGCCAAGAACTTGATCTTTTCTCTCATACTCTTTGGTCAATTCTTGAGAAGTATAGTCTTTAATTCTTTCCGCTTTAGCTCTATCAACCTCTTTTTGAAACTCACTCCACATGTCATTAAGGCCAATTTCTTCATGGAATATAACAGTGGCATTATTATCAATTTCGAAAGCAGTAATCTCTTCTTTTGGAATTGCGCGAAGAACCCTACCGATTACCTGGGCAAATGCATTCAAACTTTTGTATGGTCTAAAAATAGATAAAATGGTCAGGTATTTATGATCATATCCTTCCATTAACATATTCACAGACACCACAACATCGCACTCATTATTTTCAATAGATTGGAACTTCTGTTCTTGTGAAATCTTATCCATTTCACTATGGATAAGGATAGATTTAACTCCACGTGATGTATACCAGTTTTGAATATCTTCAGCATGTGCAATGCTGCACCCAACGGCTAATATTTTATGTGGAACATTAGGAGATATTTCTCTTAACGTAGCTAGTTTTGATAGGCTATGTTCAATTACATCCATTGAACATTCTTTGGATAAGGCTACACTCTTTTGTAACCATTCGGAATCTTTAAACTCCAAAACCCTTTCGATGGTTAGCTTTTCGTTTGGAAATTCAGGAGTTGTGAAAAACAAATTCTGCGCATTAATGGTTTCTTTTTTAAGATATTTTACATAACGATCACGCATAACTTCAGATAAAGGGGTTTCATGTATTCGCACACCAGGAATTTCTTGTCCATCACCACGATAAGGTGTACCTGTAACATGTAGTTTTTTTGCAGAACCAAAGAAGGAAAGGACTTGTTCCCAACTATTGGCTGCAGAATGATGTGATTCATCAATGATGATCATGTCAAAAAAATTATTAGAAACCCTATTTAATAAACACCTATCTGAATCACCAACAATTCTTTGAATATTTGAATAAATAATATTGCTAGATTCTAAATGCTCATCTGTTAACTCAGAAGTATATTCATTAATAACTGGGAGATTATTTAAGCCAAATATTACATCAAAATTTATCCAAAAATTATCTTGTAATGATTCTTGAGTCTTACTGATACTATTTTTTGTAACTAACCCAGGAGTAATAATTAAAACTCTGCCATCAGCAACACCATATGGTGCAATAGAAATTAGTCCGGACTTTCCTGTTCCAGTGGGTAGTACAACTAAAGCTTCTCCATTCGGATTTTCTTCAAAATAGTTCTGAATCTTTAAATATGCTTCAATTTGAGGTGATCTCAACTTGTTGTTGCCGACAATATTTACCGATGTATTTTTAAAATACGACATTGACACCCCCTAGGCGCTAGTTTTCCCGAATCATTCTAAAGTACCGTGTCGGGTCACGTTTTTTCATCAATTTGGTCTAGATCTTCTTTTTGCTCTATATGTATATCGCATACAGTCAACTACTTGACCTACAAAATAACAATGTTCATCCAAAGGAATGATATTTGGTTCAAATTTAGGATTTAGAGCCTGTAGATAACGAGATCCATCTGTCTCAATAACAAGCTTTTTAAAAGTTGCATCTTCAAATCTTCGAACCACAACCATATCGCCAGATTGCATGTCACTGTAGTAAACATCTGGGTCAACAAGAATGTAATCACCCTCTAGAAAGTCAGGTTGATTACTAACGCCTTGAACTTTTAAATAAAAACAATTAGTGCATTCATCAGGTAAAGGGAGCCACTCTTCAACCATTGATAGATCAACAGATTGCACATTGGTAAAAGTTCCAGCTTGTACCCATGAAAGAACTGGGGCTAATGTTGCTGCTTTTCTAGAAATATTATTATCAATTTTTGGTTCTTCTTTACCGCCATATAGCAACCAATCATCAGAAACATCTAAGAATTTTGCTATTACTTTTAAATTGTCAGCGGTTGGAATACTTACACCATCAAGCCATTTTTTAGCAGCAACTGGTGATTTCTTAGTTGCGCGAGCAAGATCGGCAGCTTTTAGCTTTTTCTCATCCAATTTCTGTTTAATACGCTGGTGCAAGGACATAACAATATTTCCAAAAATATTAACTAATGTTAATACACTGTATTGAAACTATGGTTAACAAGTGGTAAATTTCAAATATTAACTATAGTTAACTTGGTGAAACCATGAATATTAGTGACCTAATGAATTATCACGATTGTAAAAATAAAAAAGAGCTTTCTAAAAAAACTGGTTATTCGACTGTGACCTTATGGAAGTGGGAGAACAATGGAATACCAGCTAGAACTCAAGCAGTTTTACAGGTCAAAACCAAAGGGAAGCTTAAAGCAGACCTTGAAGTATTAACCGTTTAGGAGCTAATCATGAGCAAAGTATCAAATGAATTGCCCGCAAGCGCTAGTAATAACGAATCGCTCATATTGCAAGCACTTAACGCTAGCAACCAAAGACAAGTAGCAGAGATGATAAATGTCGATGCGAGCATCCTTTCACGGATGAAAACAGAAAAGAAATCAAATGGATGGACTGAGATTGAGTTTATTAGCTTTTTGTTGACAGCCATTGGTTTGAAGGTTGTGCACGAAAGTGATGTGTATTGCTCACCTGAAATTGCAGAAGCAACGCGAGTCTATTTAGCACATGCATTCACTTCACCAGAGTACATGCGGATTTTATTCAAATAAAAAACCACTACCTGCGGGAACAGGAGTGGTTAGGCATTCAAATGAGGTGAATCAAATGAACACAAATAATCTATCAAATCAACAGCAAATAATCCAGAGCTGGTTTGAGCCGGCTCTTTATACGCTGAATCAATTGCTTGAAAAGAGAAAGGAAAACCTTCGCCGTATTAATCGAGATGAAAGGAATGCGGCAGTTTTAAGAGATGAACTTGTTGAATCTTTAGCATATCAACACGGCATTTCTTTTTATTTTGCTGGAGAGGTAATTGCGAGTTTAAGGCGTGCTAACAAAATCCGTTTTTTGGGCCGTTTTATTCAGTTGAGAGATGAGGGGACTAATGAGTAATTTTGTGCCTAATGCCTTCCAAGTACCAAATGCATTTGTAGACGATGTTTTAAATAAAATCTCTGATGCTGCATGCAAAATTTACTTGGTTATTTGCCGTAAAACTCGTGGCTGGAATAAAGAGATGGATTCCATCTCTTTAAGTCAATTTGAGGAAATTACAGGGAAGAGTAGACCGACAGTTGTTAAGTGCCTTAATGAGCTAATTAAGGTCGGTTTAGTCGTGGAACAACCTAGCACAATTCATGGAAATACTTTCAAGTTAGGTAACGATACTAGTATTGGAATGGTCCTTAAATTCCCTAGTAAAAAATTTTTACTACCTAAAATTTATGGTCAAACTAGTAAAAATTCTTTACCACTGCTAGTTAAAAATTTTAACTACACTAGTAAAAATTTTTTACCGCTACTAGTAAAAATTTTTAACACACAAAGTATCACTATCAAAAACAACTCTCAAAGTAATAAAAAAATAAATAAAAAAAGTGAGGTTGTTTCTGAAAAACCTAAATCAGAAAAAACAAATGAATTTAATCCACGTTCAGTTGAACTACCTGCATGTGTAGATCCAGAGCTGTGGAACAATTTTGTTGATATGCGTATCAGCATCAAAAAACCACTTTCTGAAAACGCTGTGAAGTTAATTCTTAAAAAACTTATCTCGTTTGGTTCTTTGGCTAACCAGTCTCTTGAAAACTCAATTATTGGAAATTATCAGGGAATTTTTGAGCCTCGCCAAAATCAGATTCAGGAAAACACACATTCTCACAACGTTCCTGATGAACCGGGTTATTTCACTCAAATGTACGCTGAAAGCAATCGTTCAAACGTGATTGACGTTACACCAGTGTCGCAAGATTTTGGAGGCTTTTGATCATGTCTGAGCTAGCCAATATCAACAATGCTAAAACGTTAATTGCTACGTTACGCACGGTTTACGCCGCTCAGTTCAATAAGCAATTCCCAGCAACTGGTGAAAATGCAATTCCAATGTCGATGGTTGAGCAGATCGCACTTAAAACACTAGTTGGCGTTAACCAAAACCAATTTAACAATGCGCTTGGCCGCTTACTTACAGCTGGGGGGCGTTTCATGCCTTCGTTTGCTGAATTCCGCACCTGGTGTATCGGTGAAAGCTGGATGTCTCCGGAAGAGGCTTGGTCACGTGCTTGTAAGTTCACAGCAGACCGTTCAGTTGTGATTACCCAAATCACAAAGTATGCATTAGATGAGGTTATGTACTTGATCGAAGCGGGCCAAATGAGAGCAGCTCAAGAAAATTTCTTTGGGACCTACAACGTGATGGTCGCTAAAGCGCAATTAAAAGGCCGTCAGCAAGAGTTTTACACACCGCCGCTACAACTAGAGCATAAGGAGCCTAAACACGTTCCTGTGAGCAATGGTGAAGCACAAAAGCATCTCAAATCTTTAATGGAACGGTTAAAGATTAATGGACGTAAAACTGCACCAGTACAGAAGCTTAAGGCTAAGGAAAAAGAGCCTGAGCTTGCAAAAGAATTGGGTCCGGATCCGTTCGACAATCCGTATGAGTATGCAGAGATGTGCCGCCGTGAAGGTATGCCTATTCCTCGAAATATTCTTCAGCTAATTGATGGGGCGAATGTATGAATAAATTCGAGATTTTAGCGTGGGGTTTACTCATTTCATTTTTTTCAGCAGCTATTTGTGGGGCGGTGGTTTTGTGGTGGTTAGCAAGAAAGGGTGCAGTAACCAAACACGACAAGGAGTGCTCATTATGAAAATTTACATGACAGAAGAAGATGTGCTGAACGCAATCGCTGGTGGTGATGTCGATGCTAATGATTGTTTAAACCAAGCTGACCCAAACTTTGAGAAGCGATTCAAAAGACTAACCAAAGGTCTTGAAAAGCTTATAAAAGATATTCGTAAAAGCTTTCCAGATGCAAATTACTACAGTGCTAATGACGGGCTTTTACTAATGCTTGGTGAGTCGCATAGCAATAGCGGTTCGCCTCAACAAGAACTGGTGGCAGCCGATGGGGGCTTAAAATCCATGCTTAGTGGGGGCGACTTCTAATGAAACTAACTAAACAGCAACGTGCTGAGCTAAAACAAAAGTTTGGTGGACATTGTGCTTACTGTGGTGAATTGCTTGGCGATAAGTGGCATGCAGACCATATCGAAGCAGTGAAGCGAGATTTAATTCATGTTGGTGGTGGAAAGTTAATTACGGGTGAAATGACTAGACCGCAAAACGACACTTTAGAAAACATGAACCCTGCATGTGTTCCTTGCAATACAAACAAATCGTCTATGCCGCTGGAAGGGTGGCGAAAAATGCTTACACATTACTGTGATGTGCAGTTACTACGCGATAGCACACATGCTCGTCATTTACTTCGTTTCGGTTTGATTGAAATTAAGACAAAACCTGTGACGTTCTTCTTTGAGAATTATAAAGGAGCCTGACATGAGTGAGTTTGAGGGAAAATCTGGAAAGTGGGCTTGGGAGATTCAAAAAGAACAACAAGCGAAAGTAGAGGAACTGCAAAAGCGTTTAGATAGGGCATTAAAAGAGACTCAATATGCTTTGCAGTATGTTGAAGAAGACATGCGCGGCAATCATGAATTTCTGCAAATGGCTATGATTCGAACCCTTAAAGCTATAGAGCAAGTGCTCAAAGGTGGTGCTTGATGTCATCAATGAGCCTTGCTGATTACCGCGCAACATGTCCGAAAGCTCAAAAAGTAAAAAAGGGTCGAAACAAGTTTAATGCATCGAAAATTAAATTGGATGGAATGACTTTTGACAGTACTAAAGAATACAAACGGTATATCGAGCTAAAGGCTCTACAACAACGAGGTGAAATTAAAGAATTGCAGCATCACACAAAATTTGAATTAGCACCCAAGACAAAATTAGAAGGGGAGAAACGAGCTAAACCAGCACTTAGATATTTTGCCGATTTCACTTATTTCACGACAGCAGGTGAATACGTTGTTGAAGATGTGAAGTCTATAGCTACACGCAAGCTACCGAGTTACCGAAATAAAAAACACCTGATGAAAACAGTTCACAATATTGATGTGAGGGAAGTTTAAACATGAATGCAAAAGTTAATAACAAGACAATGGATTGGTCTAAACGTTCTGCTCATCAATGGTTGGAACAATATGGTCTATGGGTAAGATCAACAAAATTTAAAGTTTCTGCTAATCCTTTAGCATGTCTAATTGATCAAAATGACACAACTAGAATTAGATCAAGTAAGGTCTCTATGCCATGCGAAATTGAAGATTATGAGGCAGTTGAAGTAAG